GCCGCAGGGCTTTTGCTGACGAGCGCCATGTATCCGGGTTGGTGGCAATGGGCGGTGATGTACCTGTCCTGTGCGGGTGGGTTCTATCACGCTATTTTGAGCGATTGCGAGTATCTGGAAATTGACAGGGACATTGATGAGGAGGCGCAATCATGAACGGTATTACCGAGCAACCTTATTACAACCGGGGCAAGATCAAAGTCGGGGTATTCATCCGTGACCAAAAACTTTGTTTCGACAAGGGCAACGTCATTAAGTACGTGTGCCGTGCCGGATTCAAGCCAGGAGTCAGCGAAGTCAGCGATTTGAGAAAAGCGATTGATTCGTTGCTGATGCTGATTCAACACATTGAAGAAGAAGCGGCGGAACTGGAGACAGTCACGCTTTCTTCGCTAAGGGGCATTATGCCCCTTAGTAAGGATTCTGACGATGAAAAACCGACTGCTGCCAGAAAGATACTTTATGCTCACTTGCGGGAGCGCTATGAGCGCTTTGACAAGACTTTGATTTCTGATGCCGAATTAGCGGAGCGGTTGGGATATGACCACAATTGGCTTGTTGGGGTGATTTTTGCGCCTTGCAAACAAGATTTGTCGGTCTTGCTTGATGTGTCGAACAAGCTACAGGAGTTTTGGGAGCGGGAGTACGCCAACAAGGAGAAGCAGTCATGAAGGTGACCAAGACCCCTAAGCCCCCTATGATCTGCCCCTGCGGTAAACCTGCGACCAATTGGCGAGGCAAGACATCGCATCTTTACATTCCCTGTTATTGCTCCGAGCAGTGCTTTCAGGAGGATGTAGAGAGTATCGCTGTCCCTGTCAGAGCGCGTCGTATCGTAGCGCGAAAGGTGAGTACGCGGGAGGCGAAGCGATGACCCTGCGCGATCTGGCGAAGCGACTGCGCCCCTCTAACCCCTACAACGTGCGCTATCTGGAGCGCATTATGCGGCATGGTGGCGCGGGATTCGACCTGGCGCAACGCATGGGCAAGCTACTGGATTGTGACCCAATGGTTTTTCTGCACGGCGATGGAAACCGCCGAGATACGCAGGGGCGGTCTGCTAACCGTCCCTGCGTGGGGGGAAAGCGATGGTACTGACAGATGAAGCGGTAGAAGGTCTGAAAAAGCGCGGCGTTACGCTTGAGGAAGCGGTTGCCGAGACGAACCAGAGAACGGCGCGGAAGAAGCGTTCCAATTACGAATTTGAGCAGCAGGTTGAGTTGTTCAAATGGCTCAGGTTGTGGGAGCAAAAGGACAAGCGCCTTGTATGGGTTCATGCCAGTTTGAATGGCGTTCGCCTGACCCCAAAGACCGCTAAGGGCGCTTATGCGGCGGGAATGAAAAAAGGTATTTGGGATATCACGATAGATCACGAAGGCGCTTTCACGTACATCGGCGCTCGGATTGAGATGAAATCCCCCGGCAAGAAACTGACGCCGGAACAGGTTGATTTCCAGAATGCCCATCCCCAGTTCTGCTACCGAGTCTGCTTCACATGGCATGAGGCGGCGCAATTTATTTGTGATTTCTTTGACATCACAGACCCCGATATCCGAGGAGGTATCTAATGGCAAATTCTTATCGGGACACATTACTGAAGGTTCTGGCTGATCTTAATGGCGACGGTGGGCAACACGCTATTAACGTCGGCATAGAACAAGCGGCAAAAGACGGTCTTGCCGCTTATCACAAGGCGATTGTGGAGAGAGATTCTGCCCGACACGAACTGGAGAAACTCAAGGACGAACGCGACGATTTAAAAGCGAGTGTGTTCATTCTGGAGCAAATCTGCAAATTAGAAAAGGGAGGCAAGCGATAGTGAAACTCAGGAATAACTCTGCGGCGCTGATGCTGTCGCTGTATGTGATTGGGTGCGCGTTCCTTCTGATCCTCTGGTGGGCGCTGTCGTTACGCAAGCCAAATGCGACATTGAAACAGGTCAACCCGGCATTGTTTACAAAAAGCGGAATGGGCGTACACGTTTCGGCGCGAGATGAGAGGGGATCAGGAATGACATCCGCGCAGACTTGTGCGAGATCACCTCTCATTGACGACATGACCTGGAGTTGCTTGTCGCGCCAGATGCCCTTCTTTACGCGCCAGTTCGCGTATGGCGCGTTCTATTACCGCCGACTCACTGATACCGTCAGCGGTTGCCATAAGGGACAAGAGGCGCTTGCCCTCATCGGTGAGACGGGCGGTAATCTGTTGGGTTTTTCGTGCGGTTCGCGGCATGGTGACAGTGTACATCAAAGAACTTCTCCTTGTCTACTACCAATTGCATTGCATTACAAAACAGTGTATAATAATAATTGTGCAATACATAATACCATGACACAATTGGTGTTGAAAGGTTGCAGATGACCGGACTGCAATTAAAAACCGAAGGGATGCAACTTGTCCTGTGGTCGGAACCGCAACTGTTCCGCGATGCTCTGACGGCGGCGATACTTCGTGCCGGAAGCGGAGGCAGGGAGTTTACGTCAGACGATGTTCAGGCAATCCTACCCACGCTTTACCCCTACGCATGGACGCCTAACGCTTTGGGCGCGGGCATATCGGCAGCGGCAAAGACGGGTGTTATTGAGGCGACAGGCGAGTACCGAAAGACGGAGCGAAAATCCGGTCATGCTCGCATTGTGGCGGTCTGGAGATTGAAGTAATGAGTTGGCTGAAAATTGATGATGGTTTTGCCGACCATCCCAAAATCATGGCTGTCGGAGTGCAAGCGGCATGGCTTCATGTGTGCGGTTTGTGCTATTGCGCCCGCTACCTGACGGATGGTTTTATCCCCGCAGCTCAGGTTAAAAAACTCGCTGATGTCGATGAGGTAACGGCGTTAGTAACGGCGTTAGTAACGGCGAAACTTTGGCATGAGTCACAGGGAGGATACCAGATTAATGACTATCTGGAATACAATCCCGCCGCCGAGAAAGTCAAGGAGGAACGGGCAAAAACGGCAAAACGACAGGCGAATTTCAAAAACAAAGGCAAAAATAGTCAAGAAGATGGCAATAACGGCGTTAGTAACGCCGTGAGTAACGCCGTTACTAACGCTTCTCCCGTACCCGTACCCGTACCCCATACATATTCTAAAGAATATGTAGTAGGCGCAAGCGCCCCAACGCCTCCAAAAGAAGGAAAAACAAAAGCGGAACGAGGCTCGCGTTTACCGGAGGATTGGAACCCTTCCAGAGAAGATGTTGCCGCGATGAGGCAGGAATACCCGGCGGTTGACTTTCGCACGGTCACGGAGAACTTCAAGGACTACTGGCGGTCAGCATCGGGCGCAAACGCTGTCAAACGCGATTGGGTGGCGGCATGGCGTATGTGGGTTCGCAAAGAGGGCGCAACCTTGACACAACGCGCCCTTCAAGAGAAATTCGTTCCTACACCGTCGCCTTACCCCAGGGTAGTCGTTCCCCCGGAACGGCGAGCGGAACTGGAAAAGATTGCGTCCGGTGAATGGAAATGAGCGAAGGCATTCCTGGACATCGCATTCACGATTCCGTCGCCGAGGCTTCGTGTCTTGCCGCCGCAATCAGTGACCCTGTTGCCGCAAGGGAAGTTACGGACAACCTGAAGCAGTCAGACTTCCTCTCGGAGGCGAATCAATCGGTCTACCGTGCAATCCTCGCTATTCTCTATTTTGGCGCAACACCGGACTCGGTTCTGGTGATGGAGCGCTGTCCTGAACACGCTCAATGGGTTTCGGAACTTGGTGAGTTTAAGTACGCAACAGGCAACCTGTCCGACCATATCGCCGTCGTCAAGGACAAATCAGCAAGACGACGCCTTGAGGTTTTGGGCAAGCAGTTATGGGATGAAGCGGCAAAAGAAACGCCAACGCTTGAGACGATAAACCGTGCGGAAGATGTGCTGTCTGGTCTGCGAAACAGATCGGTATCGGGAGTCTGGTCGAGTGTCTCGGAGACGAGCAGGGATGCCTACGCCGATATCATCGCTCGCGCCGAGAGGGGTAGTGACCTCGCCGGAATCAGCAGCGGGTTTCCTGACCTGGACTTCGTGACGGGCGGGCTTGTGCCGGGTGAAGTCTGGATCATGGGCGCAAGACCTGGAATGGGTAAGTCGGCGCTGATGGGCAGTATCGCTCTGAATGTTGCGGCGAAGGGCGGGAAGGTCGGTATCTTCTCGCTTGAGATGTCCTGCCGCGCATTGACCCTGCGATTCCTCTCGGCTGAGAGTCAGGTTCCCCTGCGCCTTCTGAGAAACAATCCTCGCTCTATGTCGCAGGACGAATGGCAAAAGGTCGAGGCAGCGGATCGTCGCCTTGCTACCCTGCCTATCTCCATTGACGATACCAGAGGTCTTGCTGTCTCGCAGGTGGAGGGGAGGGCGCGAAAACTCAAAGAGGAACTCGGCGGGCTTGACTTGCTGATCGTGGACTACCTCCAGATTGCGGAGGGTGTTGAGGGCGAACGGTACGGAAGCCGGGAGCGTGAGGTAGCGGATATCTCTAAGCGATTGCGGGATGTGATGGGCGCATTAAAAGTTCCTGGCATTATCCTCGCGCAATTGAATCGCGCCGTCGAAAATCGCGCCGACAAGCGCCCCTTACTTTCGGACTTGCGCGAGAGCGGAGGAGTTGAGCAAGACGCCGATACCGTGCTGTTTTTGTACCGTGCATCGTACTACGACGAGAAAACCGAAGGCGATTCTGTGGCAACGGCATACCAGAAGCGGGATGAGACAGAGGTTATCGTGAGCAAGAATCGACAGGGTGAGAGCGGGTGTACGACGATGCTCGGATTCGCAAAGCATCTGTGCAGATTCGATACATGGGTTCAGGAAGGGGTGTTCTGATGCCATTCAACGAACTGTCGCCGGAGACGGCGAATGTTGTAAAAGCGGGAATGAGCAGAAAAGAGCGCCTGTCTCTGTCGCTTGTGGCGGCGCTACTGGTAGGAGGCGAGGTGACGCGGGACCTGATTATCGACGCCGAGATGCCGCTTCGCCATGTCTGTCCTGCCCTGTACCCTCTGTTCAAGGCGCTGATGTATTCGGCGCATCTATGGGGAAAAGAAGATCAAGACTGTGCCGGGTTTTTCGAGTCAGCGATTTTACATTTGGATTTGGCGGGGATGATCGGCGGGGGTGCATTGCAGTTTTGCCCCGGCGATCTGGACACGGTGAGAAGATCGTTTCTGCCAGAAGATATTGAGGACGTTATCCATGAACTGAAAACAGGTTACCGGATGACGAGCATTGATTTTAGCGAGAGCGACATTGTGCAGGAGGATGTGACGTTATGAAACAAATCGTGCTGTACTCAATGGGCGTCTGTAGCGCCTATATTGCCTGCCGCCTCAAAGACGAAGGGCATGACCCCATTTGCCTGTTCTCGGACACCAAACGGGAGGATGAGGACACGTACCGATTCGGTCACGAGGTAGCGCGGCGATGGAATCTGAACGTCGTCGAGGCAAGCGACGGGCGCGACTTGTGGAACGTGTTTATTGCCCAAAGGATGATCCCGGCGCGGCAGATTTCCATGTGTTCCATTCGCATGAAAATCAAGCCTTCTCAGAAATGGCTTGAGGAGTGCAAGGGTC